CTTGCCGTCGCTGCCCCGCACAGGCGCCAAAAAAAAGCCCGCCGAAGCGAGCTTTTCCCTCTCACGCGCTGGAGCGCGATCACGGAAACATTTCCCATATGAAGGCTAAAAAGAATCCGGCACTGAAGCCGGACACGACGAGCGCACAAAACAGCAACGTAAAATCCATGGCTTCAGCGCTTGAACTGAAAATTCTGGTTTGCTACGGTCGATTGCTGCTCCATCTCGACGCAGCCATTCAAAAGCATGTATGAGGCGTTGCTCATGGAGCTTGCCGCGATCCGGGTACAGTAACGGCGCATCGCGACCGGGAGGGTTGCCCATACAGGGTGCAATGCATTGTATGAATCCTGCTCCATCTGATAGCAGCCCTGGAGCAACATCTGCGACGGCATCCCGCTGAGTTTTGAAATCCTTGCACAGTACGCCGGTACGTCATAGACAGGGATCGAGTCATCCTGAGGCGCAGCGTGCGCGACAGGTGAGAACAGCAGTCCAATATTCAGGACGATGGCCGCAGAAGCGAGATATTTTTTCATGGTGATTTCCTTCAATTGAAGCCCCGCGAATAATCGCCGAGCAATCCTAAATACAGGTCAGTAAAAAAAGCGGTTTAGTAGCAGTAGTACCCGTAACAGCGACGGACCGGCACTAGGACTACCGGCTCGACATACACCGGGCGCGTCGCTTCATACGCAACCGCGCCAGCGAGTACCGCACCAGCGCCAGCGATGATGCCCGCGCTGACCGCGTTGGCCTTGTTGATACAGCCGATATCGTCGGAGTTACAGAAGATCGCGCAACCGGACAGTGAAGCCGCAAGGGCGAGGGCAAGCAGGGTTTTCATGCTCGCGCCTCCTCGTGCTTGAACGCCCAGATCAGCGCGATGCCCCAGCCGATCAGCGACCAGCCGAACAGCAGGTTCGTCACGAAGATCGCGAGGCGGTTCCTGCGCTTGCGCCCGACCCATGAGGGATAAAAATATACAAATAGCATCGCGATGATAAAAATGGTCAGTGCCATGGTTTCAGTTCTCAACAAAAAAATGGTTTAGCAGTTCAGCCAGCGGCACACATACACGGGCACACACCGGGCTGAAATAGTCGTCAAATGTAGTGGTGGGGTAATACAAGGCGGCGCACAAAGGAGCGATAGGTCTTCACCAGCGCGGCGCGCGTCTCGTCCCCCGGTTGCGCGATCCAGGCGGCAAGCTGGTCGTCCAGCGTGCCCATGAAGCTCTCGTGCCTGACCTGCAGCTCGGCGCGGTGCGCCTCGCCCGTGATTACCTGGCGCGACAGCAGCAGCTCGATCCAGCCGGCGCGCAGCGTGTCGCGCGTTCGCGCGTCCGCCTCGACATAGGCGGCGAGCAGTTCGCGGGCTTCCGTTTCGCGCCTGCGGCGCGTCGGCAGGAAAATCCATTCGGTGCCGGTTTCAGTCGTGTTCGTATTCATGGCTTGTCCTCGATAGTTTGTGTGTGATGTACAGCGGTCTTACTTCCAGCCGATCACGCGGCTCGTATAACCGGGCAGGTAGCCCAGCTGCGTGCCCTCGGTGAGATACAGCACGTTTTCAGCCGGCGGCATCGCCGCATCCTCTTCTTCCCCATACGCGTCAGGCTGGTCCCCATCGGGGCCGACCAGCACCGCGCTGCCAATGCTGTATTCAAACGCCCACTGTGGCTGTATTGCGAGGCGCACTTCAACGCCGTCCTCCAGCCCTTCGATCAGTTCCCTCAGTTCGCCTACCGTCATCATCCTGTGTTCTCCTTAACTCGCTTTCCATTTGCCGGCGGGCCTTTCCCGCCGCCCCTAACCAACCGGGGATCGCACGATAGCGTCAGTTCGGGAAAATGTGTCGATTAATCCCATGATCTTTCGTCGCAGCCCGCGACAGGGCAAAAAAAAGCCCGCTCGAGGCGGGCCTTATGATCCTGCGCGGGTGATTCCGTGTTAGGGACGCGCGGCTTTCCTCATCGCGAGGATCACCTTGTGCAGTTCGTCAGCGCTGCCATCGTTTCCGTAATCGGCGAGCTGCTGCGCGAGGGTGGCGCACTCCTGCTTCACATAGCCAAACGTGCGATAGGTGCTGAAGTCATGGAGGAACGACGCATCATGTCCCATCGCTTCGATTGCCTCGACCATACCGGGCTGAAAATCGCCCGCGTGTCCGCAGTCGAAGCCGAACCACCAGCCGGTGTGATCGTGAAGACGGTCTGACCATGTAATGCCGCCATGTACGCCGATCAGCATGTTGAGCGGCGCAAAGCCGGCCGGTATCTCTTTTTTGAAGTCGGTCATAAACGCGAAAAACGTATCGATTGCGCCGTGCTCGTCGATGTCGATGGTCCGTTCTCGCCACGTACTGGGCGCAGGCACCATATCGCAACGGTCGACCTCATAAAGCGGATGTGAGCTGTTGACGCCCACGTAACCGCACAGGTGCTTGAAGTAATCGTGACGGCGCACCACGCAGACGAGACCGGCCGCGCTGAACCATTCATAGTCCGGTTCGTGTTCCCATATCGGCCGCCCTGATAGCGGATCGATGTAACCGCTCACCGCTCATCTCCCTGCTTTGGTTTTTCCATCTGTTCGAGAATGTTGCCGATGCTCACGAGCGGCTGCTCCAGTGCAGCCCGCGCAATTTCGATCACCTCGACAGGCAGGGCAGCACCGACCATTTCAGTGATGGCACAGGCACCGCGCATGTAGTCAACCTGATCGAGCACGAGCAGCAGGGCATCACGAACGGTAAAGGCAGGTTTCATTGTTTGCCCTCCGGTGGTTCATGGGCGCGGTCCTCATTGACCGCGATGAATTCACGCAACGCGACGAGCATGTCCGCGCGGTCGGCGTTCGACAGGTAATTCATCGTGCCGTCGGGCCAGTAGTCGAACACGAACAGCGCGAAGCCCCGGCCCTCGAAGGTCTGCCCGAGCAGCCGGCCGACGCGGTTCATCGAATCACGCAGCTCGGGCGTGATCTCGGGGTGCATGTAGCTGTTCGTCATGATTGCCTCGCCGGTATCATGCCTTGCCCCTCGGAAAGAACTCGCGTATGTCGCCGACGTTCGGCGCGGTCTCTTTCAGGCACGGCACCATATGTCCCGTCGCCGGGTTACGCGCGATCGTTTCCTCGCGATGGATCGTGATCGTCACGAGCGCGTTCGTATAGTCGCGCAGGTTCAGATACGGAACCGTGCTCGCCTTGTCGCCGACCAGTTCGCAGAGCAAGGCGTCGCGGTCCATATTGAACTGCTGACGACAGGCGAGCGGACGATGCGCATAGATCGAACACTGGTCGTCCTTCAGGAACGGACACGGATTGTCGTATCCGGTCCTGATCTCGCGCGCCTGCGTTATACCCTCGACCTTCTCGGGCTTGACGTGAATGAACCGGCCGATCAGATTCGCCTCCTGTTCGGGGATCAGGACGGGTATATGGCAGCAGTGCGAACAGCCCCGGCGACACGCAGCATGCGGTTTGGCGAGCGCGCCGATCTCGTCGACCATCTTCCATAGCCGGATGATCAGCGCGTCGACTGTTATCGCCGGATCGTTCATCATCCGGTTAAACTCCTGCGAGTGTCGCCGCTTGACCGGCTGCGCGCGTTCATTGATAGCGTTGACGATCCGCTTCACCCGGCCGCCCTCTCCGATCTTCTGCCAGCGTTCGCGCACGGCCTGATCGTGCTGCGCGACGGATTCCGTAGAAGTGTCCATGCTCAGATTCCTGTCAGCTCGGCCTGCACGCGCGCGAGCCGGCTGGTACGCGCGCGCTGTTTGTCGGTGTGACGCTCCTGCGACGCAGCCTGCAGGAATGCCGCCTCCATCGCGGAAGCGGCCGGTGGCGCGCTGTCAGCCATGCTGTGCGCGCAGCCGTTCGTCTGCGGGGGCTGCAGTACCACCGGTGCCGCATCCGCCTGTGCGGGCAGGTTGCCCCCTTCCTGCGTTGCCTGATGGCGGGTGGGCATCCCCACGGGCCGCAGCAGTTGCGCAGGCTTGCAATGAAAGATCGGACAGAGCTTGTCAATCGTTGCCGGCCGCAGCCAGCTGTTCGCCTCCATCGCCTTGATGTTGCCTTCGCGACCGCCGTACGTCTGCGCCAGCGCCTTCAGCGAAAGGCCCCGGTACAGACGCCATGCGAGCATCGGTGACTTGCCAGCCATCAGGTGCGCGAGTACGGCATTGGGATAGTCGGTGTCGGCAGGCGAGCGCGGCTCGACCATCTGGCGATGCGGCCTGCGTGCATTCACCGCTTCATTCACCTGTTCAGCCTTCGGCTTCGTACGGCGCGTGGCATCGAAGGGTGAAGTATCGCTGCCGGGTTTCAGCGTGAGCTGGGCGGCCGGACAATCATAGATCTGCGCGAACCTGGCGAGCGTTGCCGGCGAAGGCGGGTTCTTGCCGCTCTCATGCCACACGATCGTGGTCTTGTCGCGGCCGAGCAGTTCAGCGGCGTCCGCGAGCGTGAGGCCGCGATACTCGCGCCATGCGCGGATGAAGTAGACGCCGCGCTCGATGCGCCCGGTGACCTCGGGCGGCGGGGCCTCACTGAACTCGCGATAGAACACGCGGGGATGGGCAGAACGCGGCACGGCCGGACCGGCGGGCGGTGCTGTGCTGGACTCAGGTGAGGCGGCGGGGGCGACCGTGATATCAGGATGATGTTCGTGTTCAGGCAGGCTCGCGATCAGCGCATTCCATTTGCGGTCGCTTGGATGGGCGCTGACGGGCTTCGGCGGTGGTTCGGCGGGGGGGGGGGTCGCTATCTGCGCGGCCTGCAGCGAGCCTTTGAACTGCCCGGGGCGGGTGCTGGCTTCGAGTCGGGCGGTCTGTGCCCTGCGGGCGGCAATCCAGAACTCGGTCAGGGCGGAGAACATCGAGTAAGGAACGGTCACCCTGAGACGGTTTCCGGCATGGTCAGTTTCATAACGGACATCGGAAAAATCAAGACCATAGGACATCACTTGTACTCCTGGATGCATGGGAAAAACGCGGTGCTCCGACCCCCTCGCTGGATCGGTACGGCTGTGCAGCGATTGGGCTGCTGCCTGTCTGGTCGCGATGCGACTGTCCCGGCGGTGGTCTGGCCCTGCTGCCTACCTGTAGACGAATCAGCATCAACGGTAAATATGACGAATCACAAGCGCAACATGGTTTTACCTGCCGGAACCGGAACGGACAACGGCAGGACCGGCACGCCGCCAGTTCTGACAAGGTAGCCAGACCGGTTTTAGGTGTAAACCCGGTGCATGTTTCAAGCCATGCGCGGTGCATCAAATCCGACTGGAATACTTGGGTATCCGGTATCGGGCGCGCCTGTTTTCGTGCGCCCGACGCCCCATGACGGTGCAACCCGCGCCAGCGCGCGCTGCGCCTTGACAGACAAGGCCGGGAGGCCGGTGGCATATTGCGTATATGGTCGTCACACCGGCAAGGCGAAACGTAGTGCATAAACCTTTTGCTATACTGGCGCTTCCCCTTGTGTTTCAACGGACAGACGCCATGACAACGACAACCAAACAGAAGCCAGCAGCCCGCAAGGCCGCGCACAACCTGGTCCCCAGGCTGTACCTTTACGTGCGCTACTCGAGCCTCAAGCAACAGGACGGCACCAGCCTTGACCGGCAGATGCGCGTGGCCCGCGAGGTCGCCGCCGAACTCGGCCTGCCCATCGAGGAGGTGATGTTCGACAAGGGCGTGTCGGGTTTTACCGGCGCGAACCGGCTGCGCGGTGAACTCGGCGCGTTCCTCGCGCGCATCGAGGCCGGCGAGATTGCGCGCGGCTCGGTGCTGATTGTCGAGAACCAGGACCGTCTGAGCCGCGAACGTACCTTCACCGTGCTCGGCATGATCGAGGCCTTCCGCGACGCCGGTATCCGGGTGCTCACCGCTGACCGCCGCGAGCTGACCAGCGACGAGGAAATGGATGAACTGATCACGGTGCTCGATGGTCATCGCTCGCGCAAGGAAAGCGACCGCAAGTCGGAACTCATCACGAAGGGCCTCATCGAAAAGTGCGAGCGCTGGGAGGCGGGGAATTACAGCTTCACCGACAAGGGCAAACAGGGCGGCCAGATTGGTGCCGGCTCGCATCCCTTCTGGATTGAGTGGGATGCCGAGGCGCGCGCATACCGGCTGAAGGCTGACAAGGTGCGCGCGGTGAAAAAGGCGATCGAGCTGTACCGCGCCGGGTTCGGTGCCAGCCTGATTGCAGACCGTCTGAAGGAGGCGGGCTTTGCGCTCACCGATGACGGTTCGCGTAACCGCACCGGCAGCATGGTGCGCGTGATCCGCCACATGATGACGCTGCCCGCGCTCACCGGCGTGCGCCAGTTCGAGATTGGCAAGCAGCGCGGCCGGCAGAAGGACGCGACCAGGGTCAGGACGTACCGGTTGAAGGACTACTACCCGGCCATCATGTCGCCGGCTGAATACATCGCGCTGCAGCACCTGCGTGAAAAGCGCGGCAACCGGGGCGGCGAGAAGAGCGATCTCGTGAGCGTACTGACCGGCACGCAGGTCATCTATTGCGGGCATTGCGGCCGGCCGATGACCGCGCAGAACCAGTTTTCCCGCATGACGCGCGAGCGCGAGCGGACCGGCCTGCCGAGCGCCGGCCAGCGTCGCATCATGTGCGCCTCGTATGTTCACAGGACGCCCTGCCCGCATCGCGGCACCGTCCAGGCGCATCTGCTGGAGAACGCCATTCTTGAAACCTGCGCCGATGAATTCAATCTTGCGCACCTGATGAAAATCGATGCCAAGCACGACGGCCTGGTGGCACGCGCTGAACGCCTGCGCGACGAGGTCACCGCGCTCGAGGCGGAACGCGAACAGTGCGGCAGGCTGGCGCTCAAGGCGAAGTCGGACGAACAGCAGGAACACTGGATGGCCGAGCAGGACAAGGTGATGCGCGCCATCACGAAGAAGCGCAAGGACGCCGACACGCTCGACTTCGAGATCCACCAGATGGAAGGCACCGCCAGCAGCGCGAGCGCGGACGTGTGGGCCTCGCTGATCGAGGGCGTGAACGCGCTCGACGCCGATACGCGCATGGTCGCGCGCAAGCTGGTCGCCGACACCTTCGAGCGCATCGAGGTGTTCAATGATGGCTACGATTACACCAGGGCGAACCCGGCGGTGGTCGATGTCGAAATGGTGTCCAGACGCGGCGGCGTCATCAGCCTGCAGATCAACCGCACCACGGGCGACGCGACCGCCAAGCTGGTCACGCGCAAAAGAAAAGCCGCGACCCGCGCGGCAGCCTGAACAGGCGGCCCACCCGGGCCGCTTTTTTTTCGTCCCCATCACCCGCTGAACACCGCATGCGCGAGCAGCAGAATCCCGCACCAGAACAGTATCGCCATCAGCAGGATCAGCGCGAGATGCGCAGACAGCCGCAATGGTTCAGGGCACTGCTGCTCAATGCGCATCGCCTTCGCGCTCCAGCCGGCCCGGGGCTGATACCACGCGCAGCAGGCCCTCGCCCTCGAGGAAGCGCTGGTACGCGAGGATCGCGACGACCCATGCCTCTTCCAGCACCTGCGGGCCGCTCTCGATGACGTGGCCCCTGTCGTCGACCACAGCCAGCGTGGCGGGCCTGCCATCCGCTGTGCGTACCTCATAGCCACGAAAGGCCGCGCCGCCGATTGTGGAGGCTGTCAGCCGCCCCGGCGCCGCGACGTCGATCGATAGCACATCCGTTACCCTGCTCATCACCGTTCTCCTTCATTGCGCCGCCTCTTGCCTTCGCCGGCAGCCTGATCATCCCATGCGCCATCGCGCAAGGCATTAAGGTCCGCAAGCGTATCGAAACACACCTCGCACAAACCGCTCACGCGGGTTTCGATCCAGCCCGCCTCCGTCAGCACATTTTCATCGCTGAAACACTGACCACACGAACGGCAATGATCGGGGGCAGAGCCATCCCACATGCAGGGGCCACATATCGATCCTTCATAGACCACCTTGCCGTCTTTCATGCCGATCAGACATGGCGTCTGACCGCAGATCGCGCATTGCAGGCTGGCGTCCGGCACCCAGCTTTCCACTTCCAGCCTTTCGGGCGTGGATGCCGAATCGGGGAATCTAAACTTCGTACGCCACTTCGTATTTCTCGCTGACATGATCTTCTCCGGGTTTAGGCATCGTGAGCAGACAGATGTTCTCAATCGCCGGCACCCGTGTCACCGGCTGCGTCACCTTGCTGCTGCGTGAATGCTGTTTCACCGGCGCGGGCATGTGCTGGCTGACCACCATCGCGTTCAGGTCGTAACTGCGCGCGATATCGCGCAGCACAAGCGGCCAGTCCTCGGGCTGGTGAGCGTCGTGCATGCCCTGCAGGTCACGCAGCAGCGGCATATGCCGATACAGGAAGTCGGCGAATGCAATGTGCTCCGGGTCGCTATCGGTGCTCAGGCGCGCAGCGAGATCGCGCACGCCGTAGAACTCGAGCGACTTCGTATAGATCTCGTCAGGCATGATCCAGCCGATCGCGCAGCGCCGGCCACCCGCTGCGCGGTACATGCACTTCACGCCGTCGAAGGCCGTCGCGCGTGCGTTCTGATGCAGCAGATGCCATCCAACGATATCGAAGACGTCCTGGGCGTCGAGCATTGCCAGTGTGGCGGTGGTGACTCTCATGACTGGACTCCTTATGTTTCATGTGAAACCGCGATGGAAACAGTAGCTGCGTCATTCTTCCCCGGCATCCCCGGCATCCTCGTCGTCGTCCTTGTCCTTGCCCGCGCTGACCGCATTCGTCATGTCGACGGTGGCCGGCACCTGATGCCTGAGCAGGCTGACGAGCTTGGCGGTTTCCTCGGGCGTCGGTAACACCTGCGCGCGCGCCACGCACGCACACGTGCCGCCTTCCTTGGGCGTAACCGTGAGCCTGCCGAACTTCGACTCGACGAACAGCATGTCGCCCTTGCCGCGTCCGTTGCCCAGATGCAGGTGCAGTCCGACCGAGGCGTATTCGCCGGCCCACTTCAGCGTGCCGAGCTGCGGATAGCGTACATGCGTGCGGTGCTCGTCATCCTTGCCCAGCAGGTCGGGGTCGCCCGGTTCATCATAGAGCGCATCGCGCAGCCCGGGGCCGAGCGTCTCGAGATACGTGTTCGGCACGTCGAAGCCGAGCCGGATATCGATGGCAGTCTTTTCCTCGTCGCCGTGCATTTCGCTCCTGACATTCAGGTGCAGGATCTTCACCGGGTGCTTCTGCAGCGCAATCATGGCTTCTCCTCGTGGTCGGCCAGCTCGGCCAGGTAATCGCCAAAGTGACGGGCCTCGCGCTGCAGCAGCTCGAGTTCCAGTATCGCGGTCACATCATCAAGTTCCGCAATATGCAGGTTCGCGTCGAGCATCGCCTTGAAGCCGGCATAGAAGGCCACGCGCATCTCGTGCAGCTGGATCGCGTGCGCGTGAGACGACAGGCAGCGCGTGCGGAATATCAGCCAGCGGTCCTCGATCGTGTTCATGGTTGCACCTTTTTCCTGAGGTCATAGGCCTTTTCGATCCAGCCGGTCGCCTGCCTGATGCCGACGATGGTTTTATTGATCCAGATATTGCCGCCCTCAAGGCGGCGGATATGACCTCGCCGCAGGTGTGCTCTCGGTGATGCACGATCATGGCCGGCGCCAGGCGTCGCTGCATCCTGTGTGGCATGTCCAGGCACATCGAGCGTTAGTATTTTCGTCTCGAAGATGGGTTTGCGACGGTCACCTGAATGATGTCCACCGACGCCTGATGGCGGGGCCGTGATGGGTCGCGGTGCGACGTTCCTGCAGGTGAGTGCCTCGAGGAATTCAAGCACCGCCCGCCCCGATGAAGTCGACTGCACCTGTGCAGTCTCCCATGCGTCCGCGTTCTCGGGCTGTGTCACCCAGTGAGCGACCGCCGGATTGGCGAACACGTAGCACCCCCTTATGCCAACGAGATCACAGTTATCGGCGGTGGTCTGCCATGGATCAAAAATGAAAAAGCTCACCGGCAGCAGCCCAAAATGTTCAGGAGCATCGTCGGCATTCATCGCCTGACGCAGCCACAGTCCGGTGGCATCCATTGGATAGTGGCCATCACTGACTTCATCGACATGACGCGTCCGTGCATGCAGGCCGAAGCCGTTGGTCGCTTCACGCAACGTCGACTCCTTCACGACGAGCAGCCTGTCAGGTGTCGCAGACCAGTCGAACGCAAAAGCCAGGGTGATGACCGGATAAGGCAGGTGCAAGGTCTCACCTTCAAGTCCACGGCACCCATCATCGAGCAGCATCCCGCCATCAGGCAGCACGAAGTGCTGAGCCTTCATGATGGCCTGTGCGAAACGGTCAGCTTCAAACATCATTGACTGTCGCTGCTTTTCCGGGAAGTGCCTGAACTTTTGCCTCGCCTGTCTCGGGACATCGAGCACTGCACGGGAAGCAAACTCCATCGCAGCAGTAAATTCACTCATGCCTCACCTTGCTCGCCAGCTTCATCGAATTCATGCATAAGGCTGCTGTACAGGTCCCGAAGCTCGGCCTGCTGTTCTTCGGGCAGCACACGCCTGATGTTGTCTGCTGCCACGTTCAAGGCATCAGCATCCTTCGCTTCACGCATGTCATCAGCGACCATCGCATAGGTCACAGGTGGCTGTTCAGGTGCCTTCGGCTTCGGCGTGCGTGAGGCCTGCAGCTTGTCGTGATAGGCCTTGCGCGCCTGAGCTTTCTCGCCTTCATCCAGTAGCTGGCCCGCACGCTCACCCGCATGCTTGAGGGCCGCGGCGTCGCCGGCCTGCTCGATGTCACGCAGTACATCAGCGAGCTTCGGCGGACGGACCTTCTTCAGGTTCGCCTTTACCCCCTCAACGCCTGAGGCGGGCGGCGTCGCTGGCGCTGATGGTCTGACCGGCGGCGGCACCTCGTCGACCATCCCCATGTCGACCGCCTCACGCAGCAGTTCAGCGACCGGCAGGCCACGCAGCACGTCAGCGAACTGGTCACGCAATGCATAACCTCGGGCACGCATCGCCAGCATGCGTGGCGGGTACTTCTGCCATACATCCTTGCCGATCAGGCCTGCGGTGCGTGCATCCGAATAACTGAAGCGCTGGATCTTGTCCTGCCTGCCGTGGCGCTGTGCCACGCAGACCGCTACGGTGTCCTCGCCATCGCCCTCGAAGTATTCGACGACATCCTTGCAGGCCGGGGATGACAGCACCAGCGCAAGCTGGGCATCGCCCCATATCGAAGGGCGGTTGCCGATAATGGCGATGTTCTGCAGCGCCTGTAATGGCTTCAGGCCGAGTTCATGGCCCCACTGCATCGCCACCATGCAGGCGTCCGGTTTGCCGATATAGTCCTTCGGCACCAGCCCAGACGCAGCCAGCATGTCAGCAAAGTCTCGCAGTTCGGCATACGAGCGGGGCGACAGGTCCGATGGTTCGGGGGCCTCAATGACTTCATTCATGATCGGTTCCTTTGTCGGCTTTGGGCTTGATGAAACGGAAGTCCATGTAACGGGTTTCGGCAACTTCATATGCCTTGCGTGTGACTTCCTTGCGGCGGTATGAACCCGATCCATCAGGCAGCTCGCCGATGGCATGCTGGCCGAGTGCTTCGAGCAGATGCGCATCACAACCATCAGCCACGGCTTCGTACTCCTTCGCCCGCTGACGTGCCTGCATGCGTATCCTGTGCCATTGCAGCAGATCATCATCGAGCGTGATGGTGCTGCCATCGGTGCCCGGATATAACTTGCGCAACAGTGGCAGCGTGCTGATGTTTTGATAGTCGAGCGGTGGCGGTTCACCACGTTCAACATAACCCCAGAACTCACGTGCGCCATCAAGGATCATGGACTCAAGCTCGGCATCACGACGGACTTCATAACGCACCAGCCGGTTGCCACCAACCAGCACCACCACATAGGCAAGCGGATAATCAAAGCACGCCATATAGGTCGCCACCTGCAGCAGATATCGTTGCGGCACCTGATCAGTTCCAGGCTCACCGTACTCGCCACTCGTCTTATAGACCCATTGGTCGACCGACTTCAGTTCGACGATGATCTTCTCACCAACGATGGTGCGGTCGACATGACCCTGCAGTTTATCGAAGCCCTTGTGAACGACTGCCACATGCTTCTGGCGCAGTGTCCATTTATATTCTTCGGTGGCCAGTTCAGCGATGGCAGCTTCAAGGGCACGGCCAGCGCGCGTGAAGCTCGTGTCAGGATTCTCGGGCAGTTCACCGGTCTTGATGGCATACAGTTCACGCGCCGTACGGTAAGGATCAACGCCAAGGACAGCGGCCATGTCACTGCCGCCGATGCCTTTGCGCCGCTCCTCCAGCCATTGTTCACGTGCGTTCATTTCCTTCTCCATCGATGCCCCGCACGCGAAAGGCTTCACGCATTATGTCGAGCAGGGGTTTACCGCCTACGAAGTTACGACTGTCAACGGTGCGCACTTCCTGCCGCCAGCCGAATTCGTGAAGCTCGTTTATAAACATCGTCAGATCGATGTTGCTTAGTGACCGTATAAAAGCGAGGTCCTCGGTGCTTGGCTTGATCTTGTTCACGACGCACTCTCCGCGCTTCGAATAACGCAGCGCGGCACGCCGTCGTCGTCGAAGTAGTCGTTCGCTTCTTTTTCATCGGTCTCTGCGTCGAGCGCATCGGCGTGTGCCATCTTTGCTTCGCCTTCGGCGCGCAGGCGCGCAGCGTTGGCGCGTAGCTCGGCCTTGGTCATAAGCGAACGCTTTTTGTAGCCATCCCCGACCGGATAACGCGGTTGCAGGCCCGCATCGAACACACTGATCGTCATCTGCTGTTCGCTTGCGGCCTGCTCGGTGCGGTGGGTGTTCGCGCAAAGGCTCCCGGCCATGTGCACGAGCGTCGCGTGAGCCAGCGCGCGCACATGCACGGATGCCCGCTCTTTGGGGTCAAGCAGCTTGAGCACGCGGGCGGCGAGATCGACCGGTCGGATCGTGGCGAGATCCTCGGCGTCCATCGTCGTGTATTCCGCGCGTAAAAGTGAAGCAACGTGCGTCAGGTCATGCAGCAGCTTGTCGCCGTCAGGTTTCTTCACTTTCACATTTGGCGTCTTCATCTTCCTCGTGGACCTTTTCGCTGGCTCGCTCTCGGACCTGCTCTCGGACGTGTTCATGACGGTTCCTTCATGAAGGGCAGGCGTGAGAGCCAGTTGATCATCGTGGGAACGATGCGCTGCCAATCGGCCTGCATGGTTGCGGTCATTCCGCCATAGACATCTGCGGGGTCTTTGTCAGCAAAGCCTTTGCGTTCGAAGTCACGCAGGTAGCCGTGCAGCAGGATCGTTTCGCGTTCGATGACAGCCGCTCCGTTGACGGCCTTGACGACATGCTTCGGCGCGAGCGCCACCATCGAGGCAGTCGTCGGTGGCCGTTCACGGTCATGCAGCGCCGCGTCGAACTGCGGCTCGGGTATGGTCGCGATGGCCTGCCAGTCTTTGGCCTGCTGCTTCGAGATACCTTGATCAGCGAAAGAAGGCGTGTTTTTTTCGGGCGGAGTGACGATCACCCCGCCCGAAGAATCACGCCCGCGCATCGTCCCGCGCGTGCCTGCCGACTTGATCTGTTTCAGCATGAGATCACCCGCACGGCGCTCGGCGCGCAGGCGAATTTCGCGCGCACGGTCCTCTGCATCGTGATTTTTTGCCTGCCGCAGATACACCTCCAGAGCGCGCGCCTTGTCACGCAGGTCCTTGACCTCGTCGACGGCGACGCACTCGGCAATCGCGCGGCACATCGAGTCATAGCGGACAAGCTCTAGCGTCTCGACTTTCACCACTGCGTTCATGCCATGCTCCCTGCAAGGCGATACAGGCAACCGATCGCGATGCGCGGCTCGGCATAGCGCCAGCGCATCGACCACCACTGCCGGCGCAGACCCTTTGGGATCGAGCGCAATACCGCGCGATAGGACATCGGCGTGCGCCGGTTGAACTGGTAGCAGGTGGTCATGGCCCGTCCTCCTCGCGTAACGAGCGGCCGGCGCGCTGCAGTGCGGCTTCGACTTCGCGCAGCGATCTTTGGCCGAACCCGGGCACCCGCAGCAGGTCTTCAGCGCTGCATACGCACAGGTCGTGCACGCGGTAGATGCCCATCGAGGCAAGCCGGTTCGTGATGCGGAAGTTCAGCTCGAGCGCGCTCACCGATGCGGTGCTGTCAACCGGTTCAACGGGCTTCCTGTTCTTGCGGGCGAGTACTGTGGCACGCCAGCCGTCCGAGTCGCGGTCGCGGAACGGACCCTTCACTTCCGGGCACGCCTCGATGTCGATCGCGTTCTTCATGTCGAGCGCTGCGTTCGTGACCGCATCAATATCCGCGCCACTGACGGTGGCGCGAGCGGCACCGTGCTCGTCGGTATCGAAGACAACGGTAACGCCCTGCGCGATATCCGGCAGCGTGAACTGCTTTTCCATTTTCATTGGAATCCGGCAATCGATCGGGTAACAGAAGGCTTTAAGCGTAGTCATTCGGATTCTGTTTGCAAGCGGCCGGAATCTTTCAGTTTGCCTAAAATAAAACCATGGCCTCGATTATGATTTTCAACGCGCAGTTCATTTACAAAAATCTGAAAGGCTTGTCGTATCTGGGATAGCTGAAAATCTTCGCCCCCGTTTCGCCCCGGTTTCGCCCCGCGTTCGCCCCCGTTTCGCCCCGGATAGGATCAAACCCTTGGTCGGGAAAACCCCGAGCCAGCACGACATGTGGTCAAAAAGACACCGTTGGCATACCGCTGATGCTGGGTCTACACTGATCAGACATTGTGCTTCATTCATCCCGGTCTGGAGGCCAGAAAATGGGCTTCGGTCGTAAGGTCGGCCGCGTTCCACCGCAGCTCGAGCCGCTGCAGAAGGCGATCGCCATCTGCGGATCACGGCGCGAACTGGCACGCCGGCTACGCCAGTACGGCCCGTGCACGTCCGGGCGCATCGACATGTGGTTCGTGCGCGATAGCGCGGTGCCGCTGGACATGGCGGCCTCTATCTCGGCCGCTGTCGAGGGGCTGGTGAGCATTGAGGAACTGGAGCGGGCGACTCATCATCACCTGCGCAGGCATGCCCGACGACGTAATGTTTCAGGGCGTCTCTGATTAACGGCAGGCAGCAGTTCCGATTTATCCCAAACTAGAAAACTTGAATGCCGGCAACAGGCCGGACGTGGTTTTTTTTCGTCTTTCACTTCTGAAAAAAAGGCACCGGAGCCTTGTGTTCCGGTGCCTTTGAATATCCCGATTTAGCTGATCGGGAAAGAGGACGATGAAAAGATATCACGCCCGCTTTGAAAAGGGCAACCGGAACCAGTGATTAATCCGGGCTGCAGGATCAAGAGGACATTAAATTGGACCCTGATATCTTCTGGCTTGAGGGTGCTGAGCTGGATTTGCTCGTTGAGCACCCTCTCTGCTCGTCTGTTCCAGCGAGCAGAGAGGTCGCCGTGCGTGATGCGATCGCGCATCCGGTGGTGCTGCTCGACGGCATGATTCTCGACGGTCGTGCCCGCGTGCATGAGGCCATGCAGCACGCGCTCGCCTGTCCGTGCCGCAGGTTCGATGCGGCGCGTGACCTGCACCCGGTGATCGTGATCGGCGAGGCGGCGGCGCGACGGCTGACGAAGGCGCAATGCGCGGTGCTCGCCGTGCGCCTGCTGGCCGTGGTCGCGAGTCGTCCCGTGTGGCTCGAGCGACACGATCGCGGCATGGCCGCGCGGACCCGCACGCACGAAGGCTGTGTGCCGCTGCTGCGTGCCTTCCGGGTATCGGACCGCCAGTACCAGCGTGCCAAGGCACTGCCCGACGATCTGCTCGACGCGGTGGACGCGCACCGCATCTCGCTGAAAAACGCCTTCGTGGTGCGCGGCTTCACGCCGGCCGCACGGCACCGGCTCGTGATGCTGACCGCTGCCGAACAGAAGGCCGCGATCGATCGCCTGATGGGCAAACACACCAGCAACCAGCGCCGGAGCGAGTGGGTCATGAGTCTCGACAGCGACGCAGCCCGCTTCTTCAAACCCCTGATGGACCGTATCCGCAGGCTCAAGCTCTGAGCGCGCACGCGGCCTGCTGAAAAAACCGGAGACAACGATGGACACGCATCACTGCATCACACTCAGGATCAAGGTCGAGCCGGCGCAGGGTATGGCCGCCTGGCTCGCGGTGGCCCGCGCCCTGCGTGTTGCAGGAAGGCAGCAGCTGCCCGAGGCCGAACCGCGTATCGATCACGACGTGCTGTGCGGTGCGCTGGCGTGTCTGGTCGGTGAGGAAGACGATGCGCAGGCGCGCCGGCTGATGACCGTGCGCGCATTGCCGTGGCAGCATGAGTGAGGTCATCATGCCGCGCATCCGCACTGTCAAGCCGCGCCTGTTCCAGCACAGCGGGCTATTCGACGCCGAACATGAGACGGGCCTGCCGCTACGGCTCGCCTATATCGGCCTGTTCACCTGTTGCGACCGCGAAGGCCGTTTCAAGTGGGATGAACGCGAACTGAAACTTCACGTCTTGCCGTGGGATGAAATCGATTTTTCACGCGTGCTCGACGCGTTAGTCACGCGTGGTTTTGTTGTGCGTTACGCGTGCGAATCGGGCGAAGAATACGGTGCAATACCGACGTTTACGCATCACCAGGTCATCAACAACCGTGAAACCGCTTCGGAAATTCCGCCGCCGCCTGAAAGCCTTGTCCCGCATGGTTTAGCGACGCGTGAACCACGCGTGGACGACGCGAGGGGCACGCGGACACAGGGGAAGGGAAGGGAAGGGAAGGGAAAGGAAGGGAAAGGAAAGGAAGTAAACCGTCGCCTCGGCGGCGACGGTTTTTCGCGCGCGCGCGAGCAAAACACGGCAACGCACGTGCCGGACCGTGCATCGCTCGCCGCCGCCGAGATCGCGATCGCGCTTCGGACATGGGAACGCGAACGCGGCAAGGCCGCTCGCGGCGTCATGGCGAGCCATCCGCATGTGATCGAACTCGCGGAGCTGCACGTGAGCGACGCCGAACTGCGCCGCGCGTATGACGCAGCGGTGGCTGACCGCGATGCCACCGGCGACGCCACGCCGGTCAATGCGGGCTTTGTGCGCGTGTTCGTCGACAAGCACCGCCACCCGCCGAAGCCACGCGAGGACAACGGCTGGCGTCGTACGCCCTCGGGCATCGAGCGCAAGGCAAGCGAACTCGGCATCGTGTGTCCGCCCGGTCGCGATCACACGTGGCTCGCGGAAAAATGCGAGAGCGTGATGCGCCAGCACGACACCGGCAGGGCGGCGTGATGAACGCGATGAACGACCACCCGGGACAGCCGTGGGGCATGTGTGCGGCCTTTGGATGCCCGCTGCTGGGCACCGTGGGCAGCGAGGGCCAGTGGTACTGCTGCTGCCACGTGCACAGGCCGACAGCGCTGAACAGCGCCATCACGGCAAGGCTGCGCGGATACCTCGCACCGGTGGTCGAAACCACACTCGACATCCGCCGCTGCGGTGCATCGTTGCACGAATCGGCCGAGCTGTACCGCGTGATCCAGAGACGGCTCATCGCGGCAGGACGGCGTGACCTGCTGCTCGGTTTCAACGGTGCCGACTGCTCGCCGCATCGTCCTGGCAAACCGATTGTGAAACAATGGCTCGCGCGCCTTGAGGGCGTCCTGATCGCTGCGTGTGCGGCAACTGGTTCGTCAGGGCGTGTGAGCGCCACGGTGCCGACCGAACCGCTCGATGGCCCTGCACACGCAGCGGAATTTGTCGCGGCTGCGATGCAGGCGATCGGCAGAAACCCGGGCGTTCGCGGTCGCGAAGTGCGCGAACCGGGCAGCGACGACGAGTGAGGGCCAGCGCCATGCGAATCGAGTTCACCATCCTCGGCGAGCCAGCCTCGAAGGCGAATTCGCGCGAGATCGTGGCGCGCAGGATGCGCAGCAAGGCAACCGGCGAAATGCAGACGCGCCCCATGTCGATCAAGAGCGACAAGGCACGCGACTACGAGGCCAATGCGCTGAAGCAGATCCCGCCGAAGGCGCGGGTGCGGCTCGAGGGTCCGGTGCGGGTTTGCATCCGCATCTGGTACGCCACCGAGCGGCCCGACCTCGACGAGAGCGTGATCCTCGATTGCCTGCAGGATCGCTGGGTCACAAAAAAAACAAAACACGGCGACGTGCGCGAGCTGGCGCAGCGTGGCGTGATTCTCAATGATCGTCAGGTGCGGCAGAAGTTTATTTTTCACGGCATTGACCGCGCGAACCCGCGCGCCGAGGTCATTGTCGAACCGTTGCAGGCGCAACAGATCGCGCTTGCCCTTGATAACCCCGAGTACGACCCATTCGAAGAAATGAACGCATGAACCCGCATATCACGATCACAAATGCACTGGCGATGCGCGCCCATCTCGCGCACGAAAACGAACGTATGCGTGAAGCGCTGCGCACCATCGCCCAGCTCGCGGAAAAAAGCACCAGCGCGCTGGTCATGTCCGACATTGCGCGTATTGCCCGCGCTGCGCTCATCACCGCGCCGCGCGAAAACACGACGCTTCGCCATCCTGAGAATAACGGCGCCAATCATGCCGATCAGACCTGAAAATCGCGCGCTTTATCCGGCTGACTGGTCGACGGTTATCCGGCCCGCGATCCTCGTGCGCGCGGGCAACTGCTGCGAGGGTTCACCGCGCTATCCCGACTGTCGCGCGCGTAATGGCGAGCCGCATCCGGTTACGCGCTCGACGGTCGTGCTCACGGTCGCACATCTCGACCACAAGCCAGCGCATTGCGCGCCTGAGAACCTGCGCGCGTGGTGCCAAAGGTGTCATCTCACCTACGACGCGCAACACCATGCACAGACCGCTGCGCTGACGCGTCGCGCGCGCGCTCTACGTGTGCAGCCAGAATTCGATTTCGACGGACCGCCAGCATGACCTTGCGCTCGATATTCGCCACCGCAGCGTGGCTCACCTTCGCGGTGATTGCCGTTATCTTCGCCACACTCGACGTGCTCGCGTGGTGTGACGGTGCCACCCTGTTCTGAACCGGAGACCACTCATGAAAATCCGCGTAACCGTAGTCGAAGCCGGCGGCAAAGCGCTGCGCGTCGCGCAGTACGATCGCAGCGTCAAGGGTGCCATCGCCGGCCAGCCGGTTGTCGTCGATATCGACGAAAGCAATCCGCTTGACGTCGTGGTCGACGGCAAGCATGACGTGATGCTGACGCCAATAGCGGTGCCGCATTTTCGCCGGCCGGTCTGAAACCCGTGGAGACATACGCCATGACATTGACCTCTCAGGAAAGGAAAAATCTTGACCTGTGCGAGCTGTTACGCCGCTATGAAACCGAAGCCGTTGACGAGGCATTCGAGACTGTCGCGGCTGTCCTGGAAACTCATGGCGTCGTGCCGGCGATGGATGATCGTGCGGCTGCGCTGAAGGCAGCACTCGTGCGTTACGTATTCGAGTCGCGTGAAACCGGTCGCCCAATGAGCGAGGTCTGGCGATGAGCCACCGCTGCCCGTGGCCAGGGTGTACCGAAGAGGTCAGCTCGACGCGCTGGGGCTGTCGCGCGCACTGGTACGCGCTGCCGAACAATCTGCGCGCATGGATCGGCCGCGCGTATCGCATCGGCGTGATCAACGGCACCCATCCGACCCCGAGCTGGAAACGCGCGCATGAAACAGCGTTGGCATACGCCGCGGATCAGTCAAAACGTGTTGGCAATACGGGGTGCGAACTAGCCGTTGGCAATAGCGAAAATGCAAATATTTTTGACAAGTGACAAATTGTGGCTATTCTAGGGTATTAACGAGGACGGTGTTAATCCCCCTCGCCCCCGGAAGCCCGCTTTTGCGGGCTTTTTTCATGTCTGAACCCTTCCCGGAAAAGCTCACCATGCGCGACTGTTACGCAGCCTCGGGCGCAGCCCTGCGCGACGCACTGCGCCACTGCGTCGAGCGCGGCGGCGTGTCCTCGCTGGCCGTGCTTCACCAGGGCGTGCCGTCGATCGCGACGCTTGCCGGCGACGCCGCCACCGTGCAGGCTGCGCGGATCCGCCGCCAGCTCGAGCGCCTCCCGGTCGTGCCGCGCTCGCTGCTGATCGTCGCCTACGCGCCACGCGATCTCGACTGCAGCTGTCGTGCGCCATGCTGCTCGGGGCGTTATCCGAACACCGAGTGGCGCGAGGCGCTCGACGTCGTGCTGCTGCACACCGCGCCGCTGCTCGCGGGCCACGCGCCCAACATCCGGCTGCGCACGGCGCTGGTCGCGAACCTGCTCACCCACACGCGGGAAACAGCGGTCAGCCTCGCGGCGCGCTGCGGCGTACATCGCAAAACCCTCGCCGAGCACGAGGCGATCCTCGAGACGTCGCTGCTCGGTACGCGTCACAAGGCCGGCGAGCTGGATCTCGCATTTGCGCGCATTGACGTGCTGCTGCGTGGTGCGGGCATCGTCGGCGCGCGCGATGAAATACCCGCCGTGCAGCCGCACACGCAGGAACACGCACAGGCACAGGCGGCCTGAAAAACACCATGGCCCACGGCACCTTCACGGCTGAAGAGATCGAGCGCTGGCCGCTGGCGCGCCTCGTCGAGGCCGAACGCAATCCGCGCACGCACAGCGCGGAACAGATCGACCAGATCGCCGCCTCGATGCGCGAGTTCGGCTGGACCATTCCGGTGCTGGTCGACGAAGGCGGTGTGCTGATCGCGGGCCACGGCCGGCTGCGTGCCGCGCAGCAGCTCGGCCTCACCGATGCCCCGGTGATCATCGCGCGGGGCTGGACCGAGGCGCAGAAGCGCGCCTATCGCATCGCCGACAACAAGCTCGCCGAGAACGCCGGTTGGGATGACGCGCTGCTCGCCGCCGAGCTGGGCGAACTGCGCGACATGGACTTCGATCTTGCGCTGACCGGTTTCAGCATGGACGAGCTGGACAGCCTGTTCGCGCTGGATGCGCCGGCCGGCATGACCGATGAAAACGAGGTGCCGGCGCTGCCGGCGCAGCCGGTGTCGGCCGCCGGCGACGTGTGGCAGCTCGGTGCGCACCGGCTCGTGTGTGGCGACGCCACCGACGCACAGGTGGTGGCCGCAGCGCTGGCCGGCGTGACGCCGCACCTGATGGTCACGGACCCGCCCTATGGCGTCGAGTACGACGCGAAGTGGCGCGACGAGTATGACGGAACCTTTGGGAAGCCGGGCACGCGACCGAAGATGGGCAAGATGGTGCGCCACGCGCTTGGCAAGGTTCAGAACGACGACCGCGCCGACTGGCGCGAGGCATGGGCGCTGTTTCCCGGCGATATCGCCTACGTCTGGCATGGCGGCCTGCACGCCGCGATCGTGCAGGCGAGCCTCGAGGCCTCGGGCTTCGCGGTGCGCGCACAGATCATCTGGGCCAAACAGCACTTCGTGTTCTCACGCGGCGACTATCACTGGATGCATGAGCCGTGCTGGTATGCGGTACGCACCGGCAGGACCGGACACTGGGCGGGCGACCGCACGCAGACCACCGTGTGGGACATTCCGAATCACAACCCGATGGGCGGGACTACTGACGATGTCACCAGCGGCCACGGCACGCAGAAACCTGTCGAGTGCATGAAGCGGCCGATCGAGAACAATTCATCGCGCGGACAGACGGTCTACGATCCGTTCGTCGGATCCGGCACGACCATCATCGCCGCCGAGGTCACCGGCCGCGCCTGTCATGCGATCGAGCTGAACCCCGCGTATGTCGACGTTGCGGTGCTGCGCTGGCAGAACTTCACCGGCGGCCAGGCCACGCTCGAAGCCGATGGCAGCAGCTTCGAAGCCGTGCGTGCAGCGCGCCTGATGGCGGCCTGAAGAAAGCACGCGATGTTCGATATCTCAGTACGGGGCAACCTCACCGCGGCGTCGCGCGAGCTGTCGACGCTCGCCTATAAGCAGCTTCCCTTTGCGACTGCGCGCACGGTGACCGAGCTGGCGAAGCTCGCCGCTGATGCGGAAAAGAAGGCGATGCCGCAGGTCTTTGATGACCCGACGCCGTTCACTGTGAATTCGGTCGCGGTGCAGTCCGCGAAGAAAAGCTACCCGGTCGCGCGGGTCTATATCCGCGATATCGCCGCGCGCTACCTCTCGCCCTATGAGTTCGGCGGCATGCAATTCCTCGGCAAAAAGCCCGCTGATCTCGTCCCGGTCAACGCAGCTGCGAACCAGTACGGCAACCTGCCGCGCAGCGCGATCCGCCGCTATCTGGCGCGCTCTGACGTGTTCATGGGCAGCGTCAAGACCTCGCGCGGCGAAGTGTACGGCGTGTGGCAGCGCCCGACCGTGAAGCCCGCGAAGGGCGCAATGAAGGGCGTCGCGAAAGGACGCGGCGGCGCACGAAGCGGCAAGCTCGCCAATACCTCGGGGCGCATGAAGCTGCTGGTGTCGTTTCATCCGCCGGTCGAGACGACCACGCGCCTCGAGTTCGGTGAACGCGCGCTCGCTGTGGTGTCCTCAAGTTTCGACCGCGTGTTCGATGCACAGCTGAAGGCGGCGCTCGCCTCGGCCAGATGACCAAGTGAAGGAGCCACCATGGTGACCGTTTCCCTGATCCTGCTGATCGTCGCGCTCGTGCTGTTCGTGCTGGCCGCCATTGCGGTGCCGGTGCCGCGCGTGAACCTCGTCGCCGCCGGCCTCGCCTGCTGGCTGCTCGCCCAGCTTGTCGGTCATATCGGTACGACGTGAGTCATGCGCAACCAGTGTCCTGCGTGCGGTGAATGCTTTAACAGCATCGCCGCCTTTGACCGTCACCGCACCGGACGTTTTGGCGTCGCGCGTCGCTGTCTGACGCCTGACGAGATGCGCGCCCAGGGCATGGCACTCAGTGCGCGCGGCTTCTGGATCACCCGGCGCGACGTGCGGCGTCACAACGGGCCGGCGAACCTGAAGGCGGCGGTGGTAGCACCCCGCTCGCGCGGGCCGCTTGCAGCCCCCGGCGTGCCCGTTGCCGGGGCCTTCCTGCCCTCCGGGACGGCCGGGTCCCCCCTGCAAAACCGAAAGGTACTTCCGGCCCCTTTTGAGAAACACGGGAATTGCGCGCCGCGAGCTTTTCCCAGCTCTGACCCCCAAATCCTCTAACCGTGAATGAAAGTATTTCAATCCGCGAATTCGCGCGGCGTGAACAGGTTTCGCACACGCTCGTGGTGCAGGCGATCACCGCAGGCAAACTCACGAAGCGCGCCGATGGCGGAATGGACCCGGCGCTGGTCGGCAGCGGCTGGCGCAGGCCGATCCGCGAGTTCCGCGAGGAGGCAGCAGAAGCCCGTGGAAAGGCCAGCGCTTTACAGTCCGAACCCCTGCAGGGCGGCACCACGGTCAAGGGTGTCGCCTACGGCGAGGCGCTGCGCCTGAAGGAAAACTGGCTCGCACTGCTGCGCCGACTCGAGTACGAACACAAGTCCGGCTCGCTGGTCGAGCTGTCGGTCGCGCAGAACGTGGTGTTTGAACTGACGCGGCTGCAGCGCGACGCGTGGCTTGCGTGGCCCGCGAAGGTGGCCCCCTTCATTGCGATGGAGCTGGGCGTAACCGATCTTGAACGGCTGACCGCCGTGCTCGAAACCCATGTCCATGACCAGCTTGCCGACCTCGGAGAACCCGAGACCCGTTTCGAAGCAGACGCAGCGTAACCTGATCCTCACGGCCGGACGCCGGGGATGGACACCGCCGCCGCGCCTGTCGCTACCCGGGTGGGCCGACCGCTATCGTCAGCTGGCGCGCTCGGCGGGCAGCCTGACGGGCCAGTGGCATACGTCGAAGGTCGAGATCGCGCGCGGGCCAATGCTCGCGGTCACGGAACCCGGCGTGCATGTGATCACGGCGATGGTCTGTACGCAGCTCATGAAGACCGCGCTGCTGGAAAACATTTTCGGCTATCACGCGCATCTTGATCCATGTCCGATCCTGCTGCTGCAGCCAAAGGACGACGCCGCCGAGCAGTTCAGCAAGGAACGGCTCACCCCGCTGATCCGCGCGACGCCAATCCTGCGCGAGTTGCTCGGCCCGGCACGCACGCGCAATGCGGACGACACGCTGCTTTACAAGTCGTTTCCCGGTGGCTTCATTGCGCTGGCGGGCGCGGGCAGTCCCGACAATCTCGCGCGCCGGCCGATCCGTATCCTGCTCGCCGACGAGATCGACAAGTACCCGGTCACGCGCGAGGGCGACCCGATCACGCTCGCCGAGGAGCGCACCGCGACCTTTGCGACGTGGCTCAGTGTGCGGGCCTGCTCGCCGACCATCGCGGAGGAAAGCCGCATCGAGGACAGTTACGAGGCGAGCGACCAGCGGCGCGCCTCGGTGAGCTGTCCGCATTGCGGGCACCGGCTGTTTCCGGATTTTTTCCGTCATGTCGAATGGGACAAGACCCACGACACGGCGGGCAACGTGAGCGGGCACGACACCGAGACCGCGTGCATCTACTGCGAGGCGTGCGGCAGGAGCTGGTCCGAGGCGGACCGGCTCAAGGCGCTCGCGCTCGCGCGCTGGCACCAGACCCGACCTTTCGAATGCTGCGGAGTACGACATGTCCCTCTTGATGACTACACGAAAGCGTGGCGCGTGCAGGATGGCGCGACTGCGATCGATGCCGTATGGGACTGGTGGGCTGACGCCCATGCTGGCCGTTACGCGGTATACCGCGCGAAGTGTTCGGTGTGCGGGCGCTGGGGCGTCGACAACACGCACGCGGGCTTCCAGGCCTCGAAGCTGTTCAGCCCATGGACGCGCGACCGTCCACCCGCTGTCGCAGCGAAGTGGATAGCCGCGCAGGGCGACGAGGAAAAGCTGCAGGCATGGTGGAACACCCAGATGGGCCTGCCCTACCGGGCGCACACGGGCCGGCGCGTGCAGACCGAAACCCTGCTTGCGCGCGGTGAGCTGTGGCCCGCCGACGTAGCGGATGGCGTCGCCGTGGTGACGGTCGGCATCGATGTTCAGGACTACCGCGTGGAATGCGAAACCGTCGGGTGGGGCCGCAACGAGGAAAGCTGGAGCATCGACTACAGCATCCTCGAAGGCGAGTTTTCCGACGTGCCGGTGGTTGATCAGGTCGATGACTACCTGAAGCGGATCTGGGCGCGCGCGGACGGCCGGCCCTTTGAGGTGATGGCGGTCTGTATCGACTCGGGCGGCCACCACACGCAGGGCGTCTATGAGTTCTGCAAGGCGCGGCTCGGCCGGCACGTGTGGGCCATCAAGGGTGAGAGCGCACGCGGCGGCGAGCGTAATCCGGTGTGGCCGCCCAAGCGCCCCTCGGCGCGCTCGAAGAAAACCTTCCGGCCGGTGATCCTCGGCGTGAACGCGGCAAAGGACACGATCCGCCAGCGCCTGCTGCTGGCCACACCGGGACCGGGTTACATGCACTTCCCGGCCGACCGCGATATTGGCTATTACACCCAGCTCACCGCCGAGCGGCTGATGGTCAGGGAAGCCGGCGGCAAGCGTTACCGCGTATGGGAGCTGCCCGCAGGGCGTGCCAACGAGGCGCTCGACTGTCGTGTGTACGCGTATGGCGCGCTGTGCGGGCTGCTCTACTTCGGCCTGCAGCTGAACCGGCGCGCCGACGCGGTGGGCGCGGTGGCCACCGTGCTGGCGGCACCGGCGCGCACCGCAGGCGGCAATGCAGCGGGCAAGGCGGCCCCGGAGTCCGGCGAGATCATCGCGCCTGGTGCTGTCCGTCCCGTCATCCCTAAATCGTTTGTTCACCGGCTCGCGTGAATCATGTCCAGTGTATGTAATTACGGCACCATCCTTGACGGGATGAGCGCCACGACGCTGCAGGCGCAGCTCGCGTCGATGCAGCTCGCGTATCTCCAGCTCACCAGCGGCGGCAAGACTGAATCCGCCTCCTACACGCAGGCGGACGGCTCGCGCTCAATTACCTATACGCGCGCCAACCTTGCCGACCTCGTGCAGTCGATCCTGCTGGTGCAGAAACAGCTCGCCGCGCTGAGTGGCTGCTATTGCAGCCGTCGCCCGCCCCTGACGCCGTTCTTCTAGGGATCGATCCATCATGGGTCTCATTGTGGATTCGGGCGGACGCCCGATCGAGCCACGCGCGGCCGCGCCGTCGACCTCGGTCTCGACGTCAGTCGTGCCGTCCTACGCGCCGCGAGGGATGCGCGCGCAGGTGGACGGTATCCCGGTCTGGTCGCCCACCTCGCAGCTTGCCGCAGGTTCGTACTACTTTCCGTATGAAGGCGCGAACTGGAGCCAGCAGGAATTCGGCAACTGGCTACCGTGGATCCGCTCGCCCGACGCGGAGATCAATCTGTTCCGTGACCGGATGGTCGCGCGCTCACGCGACCTGTCACGCAATGACGGCTGGATCAGCGGCGCGGTCAACCGCATCCTCGACAACACGATCGGCACCAACCTGAAGCTCTCGGCCAGCCCCGACTACCGGGCGCTCGCGCTGCGGACCGGGATCACCGCGTTCGACGCGGACTGGGCGGATGACTTCAGGCGGACCGTCGAGGCGCTATGGCGCGGCTTTGCCGATAACCTCGACCATTACAACGATGTGGCGCGTCAGCTGACGCTCGGCCAGCAGTTCCGCCTCGCGATGCGTCACAAGCTGATCGACGGCGAGGGGTTCGGCCTGGTCTACTGGCAGGACGAACAGCGCGGCTACGGCGCAGCGGATTACGCGACGGCGCTGCTGCTGGTCGACCCTGACCGGCTGTCAAACCCCTACCAGATGATCGATTCGCGCTACATGCGCGGCGGCGTCGAGATCGACGACAACGGCGCGCCGGTCGCCTATCACATCCGCGAGGCGCAGCAGAACGACTGGTATCTGGCGATCGAGGCCAACACCTGGGAGCGGATCGAGCGTTACGACGAGGACGGCTGGCTGCGCGTGCTGCACGATTTCGATCGCGACCGTGCGGCCCAGCATCGCGGGATCGGCGTGTTTACGCCGGTACTGACGCACGCGAAGATGCTCGCGAAATATTATGGCGTCGAGCTTCAGGCGGCGACGGTCGCGACGATCTTTGGCACGTACGTCAGCAGTCCCTATGACCCGGCGCTGGTACAGGACACGCTCGGCGCGGGCGACGGCGAGGAGATTGCGCTGTATCAGGCGCTCCGCTCACAGTGGGCGAATGAGCGGCCCGCGTATCTGAACGGCGTACGCATCCCGACCCTCGCGCCCGGTGAGTCGCTCGAAAGCGTACAGGCGGGCCATCCGCACAGCAATTTCGAAATGTTCGCGCACGAGATGCAGCGCGTGATCGCTGCGGCGCTCGGCCTGTCAGCGGAACAGATCACCCAGGACTGGAGCAAGACGAACTATTCCAGCGCGCGCGCGGCGCTCCTCGAGGCGTGGAAAACACTCACGCGCCGGCGCGACGAGTTCTGCCTGAACTTCGCCACGCCGTTCTATGGCGCGTGGCTGTGGGAAGCGTTCGACCAGGGCGAGCTGCCGCTGCCCGATGGCGCGCCGCCCTACGTCGAGATGCGCTCGGCCTATTCGCGCTGCTCGTGGATGGGCGTGGCGCGCGGCTGGATCGATCCGACCAAGGAAAAGGCCGGCGCGGTGATGGGCATGGACGCCGCGCTCTCGACGCTCAAGCGCGAATGCGCCGAACAGGGTCTCGACTACGAGGAGGTACTCCACCAGCGCGCAGTCGAGATCAGGCTCATGAAGGAGCTGGGCCTGCCGTTGCCGGACTGGGCCGGTGCGGTCGCGGTGGCGGAAATCCAGCGCTCGCAGGACGCTGCCGTCCCGCAACCACAATGAGGCGGGCTGACATGAGACCGGACTATCCGCATCTGGCGACGCGCCTGTTTAACGTCCCGCTCGCGATCACCCCAGGCAAGGTGGAGATCGTCATGGCGGCGCTCGCGGACCGCTTCGGCCTCGCGCGCCTGTTTCGTGCAGACGGTGAAATGCTGCTGCTCGATGACAGCTTCGACATGGGCGATCCGGTCGACGAGCGGCCCTACCGGATCGTCGAGGGGATCGCCATCGTCCCGGTGCAGGGGACGCTGGTCCAGAAACTCGGCTGCCTGCACCCATACTCGGGCATGACCGGTTACGACGGCATCCGCGCGAACCTCTCGATGGCGCTCGCGGACGATATGGTCCGCGCGATCGTGCTTGACGTGGATAGTCCAGGCGGCGAGGTGGCGGGCTGCTTTGACCTCGCCGATGCGATCTACCACGCGCGCGGCGGCAAGCCGATGTGGGCGATCCTGAGCGAGTGTGCGTACTCGGCGGCGTACGCGCTCGCCTCGTCCTGTGACACGGTGATCGTGCCGCGTACGGGCGGGACCGGCAGCGTCGGCGTGATCGTCGCGCATGTCGATTTTTCGCAGGCGCTCGCGGGCGAAGGGATCACGGTCACGCTCATTACGTCGGGCGCACGCAAGGCGGACGGCAACGAGTTCCAGCCGCTCTCGGATGAGGCTCGCGTAGCGATCCAGACCGATGTCGACGAGGTGGCGGAGCTGTTTTTCGCCACCGTGGCGCGTAACCGGGGCATCCCCGCTGCAAAGGTACGCGACGCGCAGGGAGCAACGTTTCTGGGCGCGGCGGGTTTGCGCGCCGGGTTTGTCGATGCCGTCATGGCACCGGACGAGGCGCTATACGCGCTCTATTCAACGTTTCAGGAGCAGTCAGGAGGTGCGACATGGGCTTCGTAACAAAAGGCTTGCAGCAGCGGATGCAGAAGGCGCTGTCCTTTTCTCATCTCGCCAGCATGGGCGCTCGACGGATGCGCGCGCAGGACAACGACACGCGCGACCCGAAGGATGATGATGGCAAGGATGACGACGACGACAAGAACGACGACGGCGGCGGCGACACGGGCGAACGTAACCGCGAGGACCAGAACAGCCGGAAGGGCGAGACCCGGCGCGCGCAGGACGATGACGACAGCGGTACGGACGCGGATGCGGCTGAGGAGGGCGACGACGGCGACCGCGACGCGGACCCGGATAACGACAGCGGCAAGGGCAAGCGCGCGCGCTCACGCGCGGGCAGCGGTGAGGACGAGCAGGCGCAGGACGACGACGAGGAGGAGGACAAGGACGATAAAGACGACGACGAGATGGAGATGCGCGGACGCTCGCCAGCAGCGAAGGCGCGACGCCGCGAACAGGCGCGCTGTGCAGCGATCTTCGCGTCACGCGCAGCGGCACGTAACCCGGTCATGGCTGCGCATCTCGCCTTCAGGACACGTCTGCCGCGCAAGGAGGCCGTCGCGATGCTGGAGGCGACGCCCGCCCCCGGTCTGTCGACGGACCGCTCGCTGCGCAATCCGCGTGTCGGTCCGGGCGGTTCCCAGGAGCTGTCCAGTCGCCAGGCGGTGGCGTCGAGCTGGGACCGCGCATTCGAAAAAGTCAATCCGCGCGCGCGTCGCGCCTGATTCCGTTCTCTCTCAACCCAAACCGGGAGGCACACCATGAGTTCTTCGACTCTCAATGAGGTCTGGCATGACGGCGGGTTTCTGGTGTCCGAAGCCAACGGCCACCAGTCGCGTGACCAGGTGACTGTCGGCGGCGCGATCATCCCGCCGCCAGCCAATCCTGTCACGAATACCATCGCGGGTGGCGCACTTGCCGCAACGACGTATTACGTCAAAACGACCTATGTCGGCTCGCCGGGTGAAACGACGCCTTCCGCTGAGGTCACGCAGGCCGCCGCGATCAATACCTTGCTGACAGTCAGTTCACCCGCTGCGCAGGCCGGCGCGAACGGTTACAACGTCTATGTATCGACGGCGACCGGGACCGAGACGAAACAGAATGCGGCACCGGTCCCGATCGGCAGTACCTGGACGGAGCCGGTCTCGGGCCTCGTCGCAGGTGCGCCTGTACCGGCAGCCAACACGACGACTTCCAAGGTTTATGCGGGGACCGTTCTCGGGCAGATCACTGCGACCAGCGTCTGGGTTCCGCTCGCACCAGCGGCGAGCGACGGCTCGCAGACCGCCGCCGGGATTCTGTTCGGAACGCGCGATTGTACGGGCGGCAACCAGCAGGGTGTCGTGGTCAACCGTAATGCCGAGATCAACGGTTCGGAGCTGCTCTGGCCGTCGAGTGCGACGCCCGCACAGATTACGGCTGCAATCGGCCAGCTGAAGACGATCGGCGTGATCGTCCGCTAGTCCGGCCCGTAACCATCCGTAACCGCCCGTAGCGCTTCAGGCACACAGCACTCATCACCTTCTCAAACGAGGGCCGCTCACCGCATGGGAGCGGCCCCCGGCTTTTTTGCGGGGAGACATGTCATGGCAGGCGAAATTCTCGACGTATTCCACCAGGACCCGTTTACGGCCATTGCGCTGACCGATGCTGTCCAGCGTAACCCGTTCCAGCCTGTCGGACTTGGTGCCCTTAACGTATTCGAGTCGAATCCGATCCGTACCAAGGCGCTCGCCGTCGAGGAGCGCACGGGCAAGCTCATCCTGATTCCGTTTTCTGAACGGGGCGCGGAGGGTACACAACGGACCACCGAAAAGCGCGACATGCGCTATTTCAGCGTGCCGCGCCTGATGCACGATGACACGGTGTATGCGGAGGAGGTCCAGGGCATCCGCGAATTCGGTACGGAGTCCGTGCTGATGCAGATCGAGACGGAAGTCGCGCGCCGTCTGTCAGGCCCGACCGGATTACTCGCCTCCGTCGAGTACACCAAAGAGTACCTGCGGCTCGCGGCCCTGCAAGGTCTCGTGCTCGATCCGAAAGACGGCTCGGTCAAGTACAACTGGTTCAATGAGTTCGGCATCACCCAGCCGCCCGTGACCATTTTCAATCTCGTCGCGGCGACGCCCAACACGCTGCGACCGATCTGCAACGGCATTGTCCGCAAGATGGCGCGCAAGGCACAGGGGGCATTCACGGTGACGACACGCGTGTACGGGATGTGCGGGGATGCTTTCTATGATGACTTCGTGAACCATCCGGATGTGATCCGCACCTTCATCAACTGGTCCGATGCGCGCGCGCTGCGTGATAACTCGCAGGGCGCTGCGTTCGATTCATTCGACTTTGCCGGTATCACCTGGTTTAACTATCGCGGTTCAGACGATAACGCGACGATCAAGGTGCCGGACAATGAGGCGCTGTTCTTTCCGGTCGGCGCGCCTGGCGTGTTCCGTGAGGCTATGGCTCCAGGTGAAACGGTCGACTGGGTCAATACGCCGGGACGGCCCGTGTACGTACTGCCGATCTTCGATATCCTCCGTCGCATGTGGTGGAAAATGGAAACGTACTCGTATCCGCTTTTCATCTGCACCCGCCCGGAAGTCCTCCAGTCGGGCACCGCGCTCGCCTCGATGATGGCAACGCTCGAAGCACGGGACAAGGCGCGCCAGACTCTCGACGAGGCTAACGCCGAAGCGGGCGCAGAAGCAGCGAGCGCAGAAGCGGCGAGCAATCCGCGTAGCTCCAGCTCCAGTACTGGTAAGAACAAGTCGTGATCGACTGGGATACGGTTCTGCTCGCGCCCGTCGAGGGCGTGTTCGGCCAGACCGCGATGTACCAGGCCGCAGGTGGTGCGCAGACGCCGGTCAATGGTGTTTTCGATGAGGCGGTGACGGACGTCGACGTCATGGACGGCGTGCCCGTGACGACGAAACGCCCCTGCTTCGGCTTTCGTGTGATCCAGCTCGCGACGCCCGCCGCGCAGGGCGACTCACTGCTGGTCTACGCGGCGACGCCCGCGCCGTCCGTCGACACGACCTACATCGTGCGCGAGGTCCGCGTCGACGGACACGGCTGGTGTTTCCTGCTGCTGAACAACGCGAGCTGAACCATGCGCCGTGATCTCCCGCCCGTGATCCCGATGCTCGGGCGCCGGCAGATCAGGCTCGCCGCGCTCGGGGCGCTCACCAATGCTGCGCTGACCGACCGGGGCAAGCCTGTGGTGCTCCAGTCGCCGGGTGACTGGAATGTACCGGCCACGATCCTCCCTGTCGTGATCGTGCGGACCGCGCACGAGAGCAAAGGCTCGAACCTGCGCGGTAACGTGCCGCAGTTCACGACCGGTTGCGCGCTCGAAGTCCGCGCGACCATCGAGGCCCCGACCGCCAGCGCCGCGCAGGACGCCATCGAGGCGCTGTGGTTCAGTGTCGAGCACGCGCTGCTGACCGATTATTCACTGGTCGGGATGCTCCAGCAGTTCGCAAGTGTCGAGAGCGCACTGGAAATCCGCGCGGAGGGCGCGCGTCACCTCGCGGGTATCTCCGCCGCGTTTCACTGCGAGTACTTCGAGTCCTTCGATCCGCTCGACGCGATCCCGGCAGCGCAGACGTGGCCGGTCGAAGCGAACCCGGTCGCGCCATTCCAGAGCATCGATATCCACGTCGACACGGGCGCGCCGTTCGATCCGTCCGGGACCTATCCCAATCCGCCATTCCCCGGCGCTGTCACGCCCGCCCCCCGCACCCAGGGGCCGGACGGTCGCGACGAGGGCTACCTCGATATCACGCTGCCGCCCCCGGCCAGCAAATAACCGCTCAGGGCTTCTCCCGTCATGAAAACACTTCGCATCCTTCCGGCTACGGGCCGGGTCGTGCGTGACCCGGACCTCCTCGACCTCATCACTGAAGCGCGCACGGTCGTCGATACGCCTTTCTGGCGGCGTCGCATCCGCGACGGGGACGTGACCCTTGACGCGTCGACGGCAGACCCGCCAGCGGCCGCCTCGCCAGCGGCAGAGGCAACAGCTCCCCGTCCGTCTGCCGCGAAAGCCAGCACGACTCCGAAAACGTCCGGTTGAATGAGGAGGACAGGCCATGATTCCGTTCAAGCAGATTCCCGCGAATATCCGCGTGCCGCTCTTTTATGCGGAGGTCGATAACTCGCAGGCCAACACCGGACAGACGACACAGCGCGCGCTCGTCATCGGACAGATGTTGCCCAGCGGGACCGCGACGCCCAATGTTGCTGCAATCAGTCAGGGAAGCAGTGATGCGACCAGCGCGTGCGGTATCGGCTCGATGCTCGCGCTGATGCTCACCGCGTACCGGAACAATGACGGCTTCGGCGAAGTATGGTATCTCCCGCTCGCGGATAATCCAGCCGCCATCGCGGCCACGGGTTCGCTCTCGATCCTGACGGCAGCGACCGCAGCCGGGACGCTCTACCTGTATATCGGCGGCGTACGGATCGCACAGCCGGTCCAGCCGACCCAGACCATCACGGATATCGCCGCCGCGCTTGACGCGACCATCGACGCGACGCCGAACCTCCCCGTGAGCGCCAGCGTCGCCGCTGGCGTCGTGACCTTTACCGCACTCAACAAGGGACCAGGCGGGAACGAGATCGACCTGCGCATGAACTACGTCGGCGTTCCAGGCGGCGAGGTCACGCCTCCGGGACTGACCTATACGTTGACCGCGATGACCGGTGGCGCAACGCCCCCGGATATGACAGCGGGCCTCGACGCGCTGGGCGACAAGTCGTTTGACTTTGTTGTCTGTCCGTATACCGATCCGACCTCGCTCGACGCCATGAAGACGTTTCTGGACGACATTAACGGGCGCTGGAGCTGGCAGCAGATGCTGTACGGCGGGTTCTTCGCTGCGGCGCGCGGAACGCTCGGTACGCTGGTCTCGCTGGGCACCGCGCGTAATGACCAGCACGGCTCTGTGATGGGCTTTAACGACAGTCCGACGCCCGCCTGGCTGTGGGCTGCGTCGATTGCGGGCGCATCCGCTGTCAGTCTGCGCGCGGACCCGGCGACGCCGCTGCAGACGGTGCCGCTGATTGGCGTACTCGCGCCTCCGGTGCATTCACGCTTCGCGCTGGGCGACCGCAACTCGCTCCTCTATGACGGCATCTCGACCTTTACGGTGGCGGATGACGGGACCGTCGCGATTGAAAACCTGATTACGACCTACCAGAAAAACGCCTACGGCCAGGCCGACGACAGCTATCTCGAAGTCGAGACGCTCTATACGCTCGCCACGGTACTCCGTCACCTCCAGATTGTCGTGACGAGCAAGTACGGGCGCGTCAAGCTCGCGGACGACGGCACCCATTTTGCGCAGGGTTCGAATGTGGTCACGCCGAACATCATCCGGGGCGATCTCATCGCGACCTATCAGCAGGACGAGGCAAACGGACTGGTGCAGGACAGTACCGTCTTTGCCAAGGCGCTGATCGTCGAGCGCAACGCCACCAATCCGAACCGTATCGACGTACTGTGGCCTGGCATCCTGATCGACCAGCTGCGCATCTTCGCGCTGCTCGCGCAGTTCAGGCTAACGGCGTAGTGATGCTCGTTTCAAGTCGAATCATGCAAGCCGCCTCCGGGCGGCTTTGTTCGTTTTAGGAGACCGATATGGCCGATAACGTTAACCGTCTTGCCGGGATTGCCTATATCTCCGTCGACGGACAGAGTTACATGCTTTCTGGCGAGCTGACGTACTCACCGGGCACGGTCGAGCGTGAATCCCTGATCGGCCAGGACCGCATACACGGCTATAGCGAAAAGCCCCGCGCGCCGTTTATCTCGGGCAGTTTCCGCGACGCGGGCACGCTGACTGTCGCTGACTTCAATGCGATGACCGACGTCACGGTCACCTGTGAGCTGGCCAATTCCAAGACGGTCGTAGGACGGAACATGTGGACGACGGCGGCGCAGGAGGTCAAAACGCCGGACGCCACCTTCGAGGTCCGCTTCGAAGGCTTTAGCGGCTCCGTGACCGAAAACTAGACGTAGCGCAGGACAAACCATGCACACTGAAACAGTCCAGCTGCAAGACCCGATCGATGGCGTTACGGAGCTGTCGCTCCGTGAAATGCACTTCGATGAAATCATCAAGATGAACGACGACGAAAAGCGCTTTGGTCAATTGCGCGCGTTCAAGAACATGCTGGCCGGCATGACGCATGTCGAGGTCGCGACGCTGGGCAAACTCAGTCAGAGCGACCTCGATGCGGTCAATGATTTTTTCGAGAATATTCCGAAACGATCCCCCCGAATATGATGGACGTGCTGGCAGAAGTGACGTGGTTCTATCACTGGGGGCCGCGCGAGGCGGGCGCGCTGACGTGGACCGAGCTGATGTGGTGGCACGCGCAGGCGCAGCGTATCGTCCAGCTCCAGCAGCTCCAGTCATCCGGCGAGGGCTAGATCATGGCTGACAAAAAAATCGAGTTCACGATCTCGGCGGTCGACAAGGCGACGGCGGTCATCAACCGGATCAATGGCAACGTCGAAAAGATGACGCGCCCCTACGCCAACCTCGCGAAAAGCGCCAAAGCCTTTTCGGACAATACGGGGCTGACCAAGGTCGCAAAAAACCTGGGGAACGTCGCCAGTGAGGCGGGCAAGGCTGCGGGTGCCATTACGAAAATGGCGGCACCGCTTCTCGCGATAGTCGGCGGCGGGACCCTCGCCGGTCTGTCGGAGATGGTCACGCACTGGGAGCGGATCGGCATGGAGACGGAGCGGACCTCGCGCCTCCTCGGTATCACCGCCGGCCAGCTCACGCAGATGCGCGGCGCGGCGCAGCTGATGGGCGTGTCGACCGATGCGATGACGAGCGGATTCCAGTCATTCCAGGACACCTTGCAGGACGCGCGCTGGGGCCGTAACCAGGCCGCATTCGCGACCCTGGTGTCCCTCGGGATCACGCTGCACAAGACGAAAACCGGCGCGATTGATACCAAGGCTGCGATGTATGACCTCGCGGACCGCATCCAGCGCATCCAGAAACGTGACCCGGCTGCGGCGCGTAATCTCGCGCGCTCGCTCGGCGTCGAGCAGCTCCTCCCTATGCTGATTCTGGGCCGCAAGGGGATGCAGGCTTACGAGGCACAGGCGCGCCGGCTACGCGGTGAGTTCACGCCCGACATGGCCGCGCGCGCGACGCAGTTCACGCAGTCGGTCACAGGGATGGGACTGGCAATCGAGGGTCTCAAGGTCTCGATTTCGGACAAGCTCGCGCCGGTACTCGGTCCGATGATCGACAAGTTCTCAAACTGGATTGCCAGGAATCGCGAATTCATCTCGTCGCGCATCGCAGAAGTGATTGAACGGATCGCCAAGGCATTTGAGAAGCTGTTCGAAGGCATCAACTGGGATACCTTTTTCGATAACCTCGACAAGGCAGTCGACTCGATCAGCAAGTTCGTCGCGTGTCTTTTGAATTGGATCGACGAGATCGGCGGCTTCAAGACAGTGGCAGAGGGTCTGGCGATCTATCTGGCGGCTGGCTTTATCTCGTCGATAGCGGGCGCGGTCGGCAGTATCGCAGGACTCGTCATCCGCCTTGGCGGACTAGCCACATCACTCGTTGGTATCGGCACGGAAGCGGCGGGCGCTGCCACCGCGATTGAAGGAGCGGGAGCCGCCGCCGCGACCGCTGCGGGGGCGGGCGGTGCGGCCGCAGCGGGAGGCGCAGTCGCAGCGGGCGGAGGCGCAGCCGCAGCGGGAGGTGGTCTTTTTGCGCGGATGGCGGCAGGCGCGCTGGGTCTCATCAATCCGCTCACGGTCGGCGCGGCGCTGCTGTTTCACAGTGAAGGGCTGAACAAGGGCGAGGATGAGCAGATGAGGCGCATCCGCGCAGCCCAGGCAGCGGCGGGCGGAAAGTGGCCAGGGTCGGCGAATTTCCAGCCGACCGATGCGATGAAAAACGCGACCGTGAGCGGCTGGGCTGAGCGGCTCGGCTATGCGGGTCTCGAAAAGCAGTACGGATTGCCTCCCGGACTGCTGTCGGCGGTCACCCAGGTCGAGTCGGGCGGGAACGCGGGCGCGATGAGTAAAGCGGGCGCGGCGGGTCTGTTCCAGTTCATGCCCGCGACCGCGCGCGAGTACGGCATCAATCCGCTTGATCCAGCGCAGGCAGCGGGCGCAGCCGCGAAAAAGCTCGGCGGTCTGGTGAAGCGCTATCACGGCAATATCGGGCTGGCGCTCGCCGCCTATAACTGGGGCGAAGGGAACCTTGAACGCAAGGGCCTCGCCAATGCTCCGCCTGAAACGCAGAACTACGCGCCGAAGGTCATGGCCGCGCTGGGCGTTTATGGTGGAGCGGGAGCAGGTACGGGTACGGGCGACGGCGCGCCTGCGGTCCCGCCGCTGCTGAATGCACCTCCACCCGCGATGGCGCAGGCCGCAGCTCCGGTCGTCAACGTGAATACGCGCGTGCACGTTGAGCGCGACGGACGGACCAGCGTACGGACCGAGACGCCTGGCGGACTTCACGTCGCCTATCCGATGGCCGCGACAGCTTAAAACACACATGGCCGCAATCAACCGCCCTTACTTCCAGGCGCTCCAGACCGCGAGCTGGCGCGGCATACCCTTCGGGACGACGGGCGGGTCGCTCCGCGCGGGCCGGCGCGTCGCGATGCACGAATACCCGTACCGCGACCAGGTATGGGTCGAGGACCTCGGGCGCGCGGGCCGGCGTATCTCGCTGACCGGCTTTCTGCTCCAGGACGCCGCCTATGGGGGTGGCGATGTGCTCGCGCAGCGCGCGGCGATGATCGCAGCGTGTGAGACGCCGGACCAGGGGGACGGTGAGCTGGTCCATCCGTCGCTGGGGCATCTGACGGTCTCGCTGCTGGAGTTCGAATGCGAGGAGCGCACCGAACGCGGCCGCAGCTTCGAAATCCGCTTCACCTTCATCGAGGCGGGCGCGGAGACGTTCCCGACACTCGCGATTGCCACCCAGGCGCAGACCGCGCTCTCCGTCGTCGCCGCTTTTGCCGCCGTCGCGCAGGACTTCACCAGCCAGGTCACGGCGCTCCTGCAGACGCCCGCGCTGGTGGGCGAGATCGAGCGGACCGCGCAAGCTTTCGTGAATGACGTCACGACGATCACGGCGCGCGCGACCTCGCTGGTGGCGATGGTCGCGACACTGCCGGGACAGCTCGGGCGCTACGTGGGCGAGTTCACCGCAGCGATCAAGGACCCGTTGACGACCATCCAGCAGCTGACCGGCGCTGGCGCGAAGGCGCGTGAAGCGGTCACGACAGGCGGCAACGCGCTGCTGACGGCGGCTTCAGGGGCGGACTATGCCGCCATGTCGAGCGCCGCGCAGTCCCTCGTGAAGGCTGTACAGAGCGCGAACCCGGACCCGCACGAGGCGGTCCAGTCGCTCGTCGTGCTCCAGCAGACGACGACGCCCCAGGCGGCTGCGACGGCAACCCTGACCGCCGGCAATGCCGCCGTGACATCGATGCTGCGCCGTTCGACAGTGATCGCGCTGGCGGACACGACCGCGACTTACGCGCTCGTCTCGTATGAGGACGCGCAGAGCCTGCGGCAGACGGTCAGCGGCGCGCTCGATACGGAGATCGTGGCCGCAGCCGATGCTGGGGACGATGCGACCTATGAGGCGCTCGCGGTCCTTCAGACCGCTGTCGTCCAGGACCTCGTGACGCGCGGTAACCCGCTCGCGACCATGCAGACGGTCACGCTCGGCGCGTCGATGCCGGTCATCGTACTGGCGCAGCGCTACTATCAGGACGTCGCGCGGTATGACGGGCTGGTGCAGGAGATCAATCCCGTCAATCCCGCGTTTGCGCCGGCTTCATTCACCATCCCCGTGAGCTGAACAGCGCAATGGCTGATGATCTGACGCTCACGGTCGGCGGACAGAGCATCGCGGGCTGGACCTCGATCCGCGTGACGCGCGGGATGGAGCGTATCCCGGCCGACTTCAGCATCAGCATGACGGAGCGTTATCCGAACGTGGCGGACGTCACGGTCATGGAGGGCGACCCGTGCACCGTGACCATCGGCGGTGATACGGTCATTACCGGCTACGTCGACCGCGTGAGCGAACAGCTCGACGCGCATAACCACGTGCTCTCCGTCGCCGGTCGGGGCAAGTGTGAGGACATCGTTGACTGCTCCGCAGAATTCAGTTCATTCCAGTTCATGAACATCATGACCGCCGACATTGCGGCGCAGCTCTGTCAGCCGTTCGGGATCACGGTCAAGGCGGTCTCGCAGGGGATGATGCACCCGCAGGTATGCATGAACGTGGGCGAGTCACCCTATGCGCTGATTGACCGGCTCTGCAAGGTCGCGCAGATACTCTGCTATGAGGACGCCGATGGCGCGCTGGTGCTGGCTCCCATATCGGACAGTGAAGTAGCGGGCGGCTTCGCGATGGGCGTGAATGTCGAGCGCGCTTCCTATACGCGCGATATCTCGCAGCGCTTCAGCAGTTACCGCGTGTACCTGGTCGGCACCGCGCTATTCAGCGACGCGGGCCAGCAGTCGCTCGCAGAGTACACGGTGAACGATACGACCATGCCGCGTCACCGTCTCAAGGCCTTTATTGCGGAAACAGGCGACGCGGGCGAGACGGTCTCGAATGGTCACGCGCTATGGGAATGCAACCGCCGTATCGGGCGCGGTAACGTCGTGACGGTCACCGCCTCGAGCTGGAGGGACAGCGCGGGCGTGCTGTATGCGCCGAACACGCTCGCCGCGCTGTCGCTCCCGCAACTGAAGCTGATCGACGGGCAGAAGTTCACCATAGGCGAGGTCACCTATCAGCGCGACATGAACGGCTCGCATTGCGAGCTGATCCTGATGCTGCCGCAGGCTTTCCAGCCGGAACCGATCCTTTACATCCCGCTCCCGCAGGACGTACTGGCAGCGCTCGGTCAGTATTAATGTCCTCGTTCTGGAGCCTCGTCCGCTCGCTCGGGCGCGGACGGCTCACGCGCGTCGACGATAGCGGTCCGGCCCAGCTCGTGCAGATGCAGCTCTCGCAGAACGAAACGCGCGATACGACGCCACGTCTGGCTGAGTATGGTTTCCAGTCCAGTCCGCCAGCGGGTAGCGATGCGGTGGCGGTGTTTCTCGCGGGCAACCGGACCAATGGTGTGGTGATCGCGTGCGGCAACCAGCAGTATCGGATGCGTAACCTTGCGTCGGGCGAGGTCGCGATCAGCGACAACCGGGGGCAGTCCGTCTATCTGACCGCCTCAGGCATCGTCATCAACGGCGGAGGTCTGCCGATGAAACTGACCAACACGCCTCAGGTGACGGTCGACACGCCGCTGATGCACTGTACTGGCAACGTGACAGCGGACGGCGATATCACGGATAACGTCAAGACCCAGTCGCACAGCATGGCTAACGGTCGCCAGATTTATAACAGTCACACGCACCCGGTTACCCAGGTCCAGGGCGGCGGCAGCACGGTAACGAGTAACCCGCCAAACCAGCCACAAAAAGCGTAAGCCAGTACGCGTGAAGCCGTTCCAGGTCGACTGTGGACGCAGTCTGACGATCCGAAACTGGCGAGCTGGCAGAAGTGGTTTAACCCGTAACGATTAAAGGAGCATGACAAATGGCAACGCGTTATCTCGCAGTCGTCACACTGCTGCGCGAGCTGGGAACGGGAGAGCATCCCGATCACAGCTTGCCAGTACCGCCTGAAATCTGGCCCGGTCCGGGCATACCGACGCCACCGATCTACTATCCGCCGCCACCGGTCAGTATCTGGCCTGGTCCCGGCTATCCGGCGCATCCGATTGCACCTGGTGGTCCGCCTCCGGGAGTGTGGCCCGGTCCGGGCGTACCGACACCGCCGATCTTCTATCCGCCGACGGTCTGGCCGCCGCAACCGGGACAACCGCCTGTCGGCATCTGGCCGCCGGATGTCGGCATCTGGCCGGGACCTGGACCGCTGCCCCCCGGTTCTCCAGAACATCCGATCGCGCCAGGTGGCGGCAGTATGTACATCCTCGTCTATGTTCCCGGCGTCGGCTGGAAATACATCAAGGTTGAGCGCGGCCTGACTCCCGATAACACGCTTCCGGGCGATCAGCCGCATCCTGATCAGGGCCTCCCTGATGACCAGCCGGAAGTGAACCCGCTCAAACGATAAGACGCGGGCTGAACGGGGCTGCGCAGACTTGCGCGCGGCCCTTTTGCGCTATCCATTGCGGAGAAAAACCTCATGCCTGACGTGACGACAGTCTGGTCGATCCCGAACCTGCGGGGAGACTGGCAGCAGGACGGGCCGTCTCTGCTCGCGGGCGACGATCTCCAGACAGCGGTGTTGATCAGCCTTTTCACGGATCGTCTCGCGCTCCCGTCCGACGTCACGCCGGACGGCGACCGGCGCGGCTGGTGGGGCGACGATCCGCGCTATCCGATCGGCTCGCGCCTGTGGCTCCTCGGCCGCGTCAAGGGTCCGCTTGACGTACCGCATCGCGCGCAGAACTACGCGGCTGAAGCGCTGCAATGGATGGTCGACGACGGCATCGTCGCGACTTTCGACATTACCGCCGAGTGGATCAATCCGAACCGGCTCGACCTCACGGTGATTGCGAACCGGCGCGACGGCTCGCGTGTCGCCATGCAGTTCCCGCAGGTCTGGACCAGCTGACCGACGTCTCTCCTCTCATCCGCGCGCCTCCCCGGCGCGTTACGCTCCCATGCCATTCACCCGACCGACGCTGACCCAGCTGCGCAATGCGAGCGCGCAGCAGCTCAATGCCGAGCTTCCCGGCGCGGATGCGCTGCTGCGCTTCTCAAACCTGGGCGTGATCGCGGATATCGACGCCGCGCTCGCGTGCATGCTGTACGGCTATCTGGACTGGATCGCGCTCCAGTGCACGCCTTTTACCGCGACCGATGAGTACCTCGAAGGCTGGGGCGCGCTCAAGGGCGTGACCCGCAAGCCGTGCGCGCAGGCTTCCGGTTCGCTCACCTTCACGGGGACCAGTAACATCGTCATCGCGAGCGGTGCGGGCGTCAATCGCGGCGATGGTCTCGCGTACGTGACGACCAGCGCGGGCGAGGTCGCGGGTGGCACCGTAACGGTCACGGCGTCAGCCGTACCGGACCCGCAGGGTCTCACGGGAGCGAATGGTAACTGTGCCACCGGAACGCAGTTCACGCTCGCCAACGCAATAGCCGGGATCGATTCGACCGGGACCGCCGCGACTGCCTTCACGGGGGGCGCAGACATCGAGACAGACGACGACTATCGCGACCGCGTGATCTATGTCTACCAGAATCCGCCTCAGGGGGGCGACGCCAGCGATTACGTGGAGTGGGCGCTCGCGGTCCCTGGCGTGACGCGCGCCTGGTGTACGCCGAACGGCATGGGCACCGGTACGGTCGTCGTCTACGTGATGCTCGACGTCGCCAATGCTACACACGGCGGCTTTCCGCAGGGGACCAATGGTTGCGCGACCCAGGAGACACGCGGTACGGTAGCGACCGGCGACCAGCTCACGGTCGCCAACGCCATCTATCCGCAGCAGCCGGTGACCGCGCTGGTCTATGCGGTCTCGCCTACCTCGCAGGCTATCGCGATGACCATCAAGGGGATCGCGGTCGGCTTTCAGGAGGATGTGACGGATGCACTCGAGGCGCAGCTGGCGATGGACGGCGTACCGGGCGGGACCGTGATCCTTGCGCATCTGTGGAGCGCGGTCTCATCGGTGGCGGGCGTGAATGACTTCCTGATCGTCTCGCCAGTGGCGGATATCGTCCTGCCGACCGGGGCGCTTCCGGTGCTGGGCACGATCACCTGGCAGTAAGCGGCGGACATGGCCCATATCGCCAACACAGCAGAGGACTACGCAGAGGTCCTGCGCAAGCTCCTGCCGCGCGGACGGGTCTGGACCCGCGAGGATGACGGGACGCAGGCGGCGACGCTCGATGCGCTGGGCGTCACTGCGCAGTCGCTCGATAATGCAGCGCTAAACCTGATCGTCGACGCGTTCCCTGCGACCGCGAATGCTCTCCTCCCCGAGTGGGAGGCCACGCTGGGCTTGCCCGATCCGTGCGTCGGCGAAGCTGGCTCGACCCAGCAGCGCCGCCAGCAGGTAGTGGCGCGCCTCACCAATTCGGGCGGGACAACAGCGGCGTACTTCATCGAGATCGCGGCCGCGCTCGGCTATACGGTCACGGTCACGAACTACGCGCCATTCCGCGCAGGACAGAGCGATGCGGGCGATCAGCTCGGCACGTCCGACTGGTTTTATACGTGGAGCGTCAATGCGCCGCTCAATACCGTGACGCACTTTGCAGCGGGCCAGTCGACGGCGGGCGATCCGCTCGCGACGTGGGGCAATACGGTACTCGAATGCGAGCTGAATGCGCTCAAGCCGGCGCATACGGTCCTTCAGTTCCATTACAGTTAAGGAAAACTGACCATGTTTCAGATTGACAATGCGAGCGCGGCGGCGTCGCAGCCTGCCTCGTCGGCACCCGGTGTAGCGGGCTTTTTCACCGATGGCAATCCGGCCTCGAATATCCCGGCGACCATCGTGCCGGCCGAGTGGCTGAACGCGACGATGCTGGAGATCATCAATGCGGTGACGGGGAGCGGACAGACCCTGAACAAGGCTGCGTTCAACCAGCTCCTGACGGCGATCCAGACCGTTGCAAGAAACCCTGGCGTCACACCGCCACAGTTTGATAACTCAACCAAGACCGCGACGACAGCCTTTGTGACGACTGCCGGATTTCATGCAAATTCGCAATATATTGCCAGTGCGAGTGGTCCGCTTCCTTTATCAGCGATTGGCAGTTATGTCACATTCACTACTGTCAATGTCGCTTTAACCTTGCCAGCAGCAGCGACGGTGCCAGTCGGGAATGGCATTATCTGCAAACTTCAAGGTGCAGCTATTACCGGTTGCTCGCTCAATCTGACTGGTACTGATACATTCCAGAATTGCATCGGAACTGGTAATAGCACTGCTCCCTATAACCTGGTATTTGGGGATAGCGTGTTCCTGGTATCTGATGGCGGTCATACCTGGTCATTTATAAATGAAACCAGCAAAACATGGTTAAAGAATATTTCATCTTTTGGTGCAAGCCTGGGGGGTAATGGATATCAATTGCTGCCAAGTGGCGTCATTATTCAATGGGGCGCAATATCAACCGGTTCAATTCCAGCCAGTGGTTTGAACACCGGGACATTTACCTATCCGATAGCTTTCCCTAATCTGAGTCCCTGCTGCCTGTTCAATCCATCCAATGCGGGCGCGGCCAGTGTCATTGGCGGTTCGTATAGCGCGACGAGCAAAACTGCATGCAACTGGTTTGCAAATAATCTGGCCACTGTAGCCCAATCAGTAATCCTCGGCATACTGGCAATCGGATATTGAATTGACTGGATGATAAATCATGACTAAATATACAGAGCTTGACGCTGACCGTTTTGTGATCGGCTTCTACGCGGACGATATTCATGGCGAAGCCGGTACGCCCGATCAGGCGGAGCCGATTAGCGATGAAACATGGGAGACGCTGCTGAACGGACAGAGCGATGGCAAGCGGATGCGACTGAATCAGGACGGCTCGCCTGATCTCGTCGACCCGCCTCCGCTGACCGCCGATCAACTTGCAGCCAATGCGCGAGCGCAGCGCAATGCCGCGCTCGCGGCGACGGACTGGATCGTAGCGCAGCAGCAGGAGCATATCCTCAACGGGACCGCGCCAGCCGATCCCGCCCGCTTCAAGGCTTATGCGACCTACCGGCAGGCGCTGCGCGACGTCCCGCAACAGACCAGCTTTCCGCATGAGATCGCGTGGCCGGCTGAACCCGCATGAACCCGCATGGACCCGCAGCGCGCCCGCCAGCTCCTCGGCATCCTCGTCGTGATCCTGATCGGCGTGGTGATCCTTGTCGCGATGCTGACGTCCTGCACGCTGGTCATCATCCGGGGCAATGACGATACGCTGGGCGATATCGGCGGACATGAGAGCAGACTGACGCTCGACGGTCCGCAGCAACCAGCCAGCAGCGGGCCACGTCTTAAACGTCAGCGCTAGAGCTGATACCAGGAGGGCAGCAGATGAATCTCACCATCATTAACAACGGCGCGCATCCGGTCCGCGTGATCGTCGACCATGACACGCTCCACGATTCGCAGATCGAAGCGGACGAGGAGGCGACCGTCGACGCGCCGGACGGCTTCGTCGAGCTGCGCGAGCTGGAGACCAGCGACGAGACGACAGCGGGCGAGGACGACGACGGGGCTCCATGAGATCAGCACCGCCCCGGCAGAGCCGTTTCCGGCGCGCTGGCGGGCTTGCCGGGTCCGGTCCGCGGCTACCCCATCACCTTGCCGTCGCTGCCCCGCACAGGCGCCAAA